GGCGAGAAGAGCGGCACCGGGGAGATCTCGGGCGCCACCTCAGTACCGACGACGGACGGCACCAAGAACATACTCGGCACGGCCTCCATCGAGGAGACCGGCACCGTCACCGCGGACGGCCACGGCGAGCGGAGCAACGACGGCGTAGTTACAGTCTCCTCCGCGGTGCTCGTCTCGGCTTCAGGACAGAAGAGCGCGGACGCAACCATAGGCGTCGGCTCTACCGTCTCGGCCTCGGGTACCGCAGCCGAGGGCGCAAGCGGGACCGGGACGATCTCGGTTACCTCAGCGGCGACCGCCACCGGGCAGGGCGCTCGCAGCGGCGACGGGGTTATCGCGGGAGCCTCCGCGATACCCTCCTCGCCAGGCACGCCCGCGAAGAGCGGGGACGGGGCGATCTCGGTCACCTCGACAGTCACGGCGAGCGGTTCGGCCGAGACCGGGGCAAGCGGCACCGGCACGATCACGGTTACCTCCTCGACCTCAGCGACCGGCTCAGGTGAACGGGGCGGGGACGCTACGATCTCCGAGGCCTCGGCAGTCACGGCGAGCGGAACGGCCGACGAACCGCATAACGGCTTCGGACTCATCGCAGTTACCGACCAGACACTCGCCACCGGCCAGGGTCTACGGAGCGGCGTCTCAGTCGTCGCAGTGGCCTCGGCGGCCATCGCGTCAGGGACGCTAAGCCAGGACGGTACCGCAGCACTGAGCGCATCCTCGTCGGTCTCAGCGACCGGGACGAAGGGCATCATCGGGGCGGCAATCCTGGCGGCGACCTCGGCAGTCGTGGCGCTCGGGCAGGGACTCCGCAGCGGGGCGGGCATCATCTCGATTGTGTCCACGGTCATCGGCCGCGGCTCAGTCATCCAAGAGGAAGGCGACGACCCATTCGAGCGCACAGAGATCACAACGCAAGACAAGACTTCCACGAGCGCGCAGGCGCAGACGGAGATCACCGACCTAGACCAGACCACCGCGAGCCTACAAGCGCTCACGGAAATAACGATTCAGACATAGGAGGATCGCACCATGGCAGCACAAGCAATCTACTACCAGGGGGACCGGCAACCGAACCTACGCGTCACCCTCTCGCGGGCGGGATCCCCGATAGTCCTCGGGGCTTCGACCGTCACGTTCAAACTCTACCGGAAGGGGAGCGAGAATCTCGCGCCACTCATCTCGGCCGCGGCCGTGGTCGTGGACGCCGACACCGGCCTAGTCGAGTACCAATGGGCGGCAGACGACCTCGACCTTTACGGTCGGCTCTCGGGCGTGTTCGTCATCGACTGGGCAGGCAAAGACGAGGGCGTGCCCGACTCTGGCTACATCGACATAAAGGTGATCGCACTCGGGAGCTAGTAATGGATCGTGGTAGCAAGAGCTACCCGAGCACCCGTTACTCAAGGAGGACGATATGCCCGACGACGAGAAGGCCGCAGCCGATAAGGCGGCAGCCGACAAGGCCGAAGCCGAGAAGGCGGAAGCCAAGAAGTCAGAGGGCGAGACCTCTGGAGGCGTGGAGTTCGATGGAGAGTTTGACGCAGCACGCGCCAAGAAAGCCATCGAGGCCGCACGAGCCGAGACCAAAAAGCTGAAAGGCAAGCTGGAACGGCAGGGCGGCAAGCTCGACAAGTTTGAGACGGCAGCGGCCGAGGTGGTCGAAGCCGAGAAGGACAACGCGCAGAAGCTCGTTGACCGAGACGCAGAAATCGCAGCGCTGAAGAGCGATGCGGAAGCTAGGGAAGTGAAAACTAACTTCCTAGAGTTGGCCGAGGATCGGGGTTACACAAACCCGAAGCTCGCTTACCTCGCGGCCGTGGAGCAAGGTCTCCTCGGAAAGTACACCCCTAAGACTGGGGTAGTGGGAGACCACGACTTTGAGGCTCTCGAAAGTGAGCACGACCTATTCGCTACGGAAGCCGGGCGATCAGGAGACCAGGCGACCGGCGATGCAGGCGCACGCGGTGGAGGCCAGGTTACGGGAGTAGCCGGGCAATTCAACAAAGCCGTACGCAAGCAGATCGCAGGCCGTTAAGACACAACTTCGGGCAACCGCCCGCTAGGAGGAAAATAACACAATGAGCAAGATTGCCAGAGGAGACGTTTCTGGCCTCGTGCTTCCCGACGAAGTTTCCGAGACCATCCTTAGGGGTGCCGCGGAAGCGTCGTTGATTCAGCAGTACGCGAAGGCCCGCAGCATGCGCGCCCAGAACGTGCAGATCACTGAAGCGGAAGTTACCGGCGCCAATGTCTTCTGGGTTGGGGAAGGAAATCGGAAGCAAACCGATGCACCGCCCATGGCCCAACTGACATGGACAATGAGTGCAGCCGAGTTGGCCGTGATCGTCCCCTTGGACGAGAACGTTGCCGACGACGCTGAGGTTGATCTCTTCGACCTCTAGAAGCCCGCCATCGAGACTGCCATCGCGCAGAAGCTCGACGCGGCCGCACTCTTCGGCACCGACTCTCCCGTTGCTTGGGGCGCGCTGGGAACAGCGATCTTCCCCAACATTCAGACGGTCGGCAATGACTTCGAAGAGGCATCGGCTTCCCCCACGGACGCCGCGCTTCTCGACCTCATCGCTGGTACGGGCGGAACTCCCGGTACTCCCGATGGAGCACTGGAAGCAATCGAAGACGCAGGCTACGAGCCGAGCGGGGCGCTTGCCTACGTTCGATTCAAAAGCCGTTTGCGCTCACTGAAGGACGCCGACGAGCGGTACATCTTCGGGGACGCTGCGACTGGCGGGGTGCCTTCGAGCATCTTCGGCATGCCGATTCGGTTCGCGAAATCCGACGTTTGGGACCAGGACAATGCCCACCTCATCATGGGCGACTGGGATCAGGCGATGGTCGGTACCCGACAGGGTATCCGGTACAAAATCTTCGATCAGGGTGTTATCACCGATGGCGCAGGCGCCGTCGTGTACTCCCTCATGGAGAACGACATGATCGCACTGCGAGTGACGGCACGCTATGGCTTCAAGGTCTTGGCTGACGACACCGCAGACGGCGAGACTCTGGCCGATGGGGACGAGTACCCGTTTGCTTCTGTCAGGCCGTTCACCACGTAATCACTAGCTGAGTAGGGGGAGGCACCACCTCCCCCACTCGGCCGATTCTCTGAGGAGGAAACACAACACACCATGGCACACAAGTACACAACCATCAACACCGGGCAGAAGGAATACCGCGATGACGTGCTCATTACGGGCTTCATGCCTCTGACCGGCACTCTCGCGGACTTGTCGATCTCCGCAGGGTACATCGACGGGCGGGAAGTCCTCGCGGACACTTCCGTTTCCGTGCAGGTCGGCAACACAGACGAATACAGCGGCTTCCTCATTTCTGAGGACGGCGCCGGGGCATTCGTTGTCACCGACACGACTCTCGACACGTACACCACGGCGGCGCTCGCGCTGGCCGCGGCGAAGGCGCTCGACGTTCCCACCGGGGATACGGCGCTCTTTGTCGGGGTGTGCTTCGTCTTGACCGCAGTGGGTCAACTCAAGGACGACTCTGTGAAGGGTCGAGTCCTCGGGGACGACATTGCAGCCGACGAGACAATTACCCTCTAATCCAGGGTCCGACATTCGACCGAGGAGGCCCGGCCCTAGCGGGCTGGGTCTCTTCTACATGGAGGGCTAAATGGCACTCACGACTGCACAACTCAACACGGTCGCCAGGCGCGCGGGCGAGGCTCACAAGTCAGACCGCATGATCGAGGACGACACCATTCAATTCATAGCCGATGAGGTGGGACTTGTCAAGGACTCCTCAGACCGCGCACCGATTCATACCGATTACGTCACGACCTACGACCTAGCTGCAATCGCCGCGGGCGTCTGGCGTGAGAAGGCGGGCATGCTCGCTGAAGGCTACGACTTCCGAGCCGAGGGCGCCACGTTCACGCGCTCGCAGGCGTACCGGCACGCGCTGGGGCAGGCCACCTACTGGCATAGCCTCATCTCGAATCTCTCGGTCTAACGATGTTCAGCGATACCGAACTCGACGCCATGCGGGCAGTGCAAGAAACTGCGATGCCCGAGCGCGTCACCATCGAGCGGCGCACGCTCAAGACGAACGGCCTCGGGGGCACGAGCACGGACGCTTGGGTAGCGGTTGCTACGAAGGTGCCCGCGCGGATCTCCCCCTCGCAGGTGCTCAACATGGGAGGCCAGGGAGACCGGAACCTCGAACTTGAGAAGTGGAATATCCGCATGCCTCACGGCACCGACCTACAGGACAAGGACCGGATCGTATGGGGCACTCAGACCATCGGAGTCGAAGAGGTCAAGGCGCCGCGCTCGTTCGCCACGGCCGTCTCGGCTAACGGGGAGATCGTCAAGTAATGGGAAGCGGACTAGGCGGATTCGGCAGCGCGGGCGCGAGCGCGAACGGCGCACGAGGTTCGATGCTAACGGCCAAGCTGGAGGGCATGGGTAAGTTGCGGGCGCGGTTCAAAGTCTTCGGCGCAGGCCTCCAGTATTCGGCTACGGCCCTTCCGAAAGAGGTTGCCGAGAACATCGCTGAGGTCGCCAGGGAGATCGTCGCGGTGGACACCGGGCGCACCTCGATGAACGTGCGCGTCCGCAGTGCGAGGGGCGGCGCCGTCGTGGTTGTCACCCGAGGCGGGGAGCGAGACGAGGTGCCAGCCTACCTAGAGTTCGGCACTCACAAGATGGCGGCGCGGCCCTTCCTCAAGCCCGCGGCCGACCTAGTTGTAAACGCGGCAGGACTTAGGCGGGCGGTTCGCTCTACGGGCGGATTGCTCGCACCGACACGGAGGATCTAATGGATCTCGAAGCACACTGGCAGGCGCTCTACGACGAGATGAGGGCGGGACTGGACGACGCGGGCTACAGCATGATCCCGCTCTTTCCGGTCACCTCGTCAAGCAACCAAGACGGCGAACCCGAGCCACCGCCCTACGTGGTCTACAGGCAAGAGACCGAGCGGCCCACCGGCACCTCGGGAGGCGGCAACTCGAAGGTTCTAGAGACGGGCTTCATGGTCACCGCCCGCGAGGAGGATCTCACCGTGGCGCTCGGCATGATCTCGGCCATCGCAACCCGGCTCGACTTGGCCGACAAAACGATGGTCACCGCGGACGGCTACGAGACGACCGATATTGCAATCCTCGGATTGCAGACGCTCTACGAGCACGACCTCGGCGTGTACGCCCAGCACCTACGTATCAAGTGGGAGCGCTCCCGCTAGCCAGGGAGCTAGTAATGGATCACACCGCACCGTAAGGGGCACCCGTCCTTAGATGACGTATGCCCGAGGCGAGGCACACGACTTAGGAGGAAATCAGTATGGCCCATTACCGAGGCAAACTTGTCGAGGTGGACTTCGACTCTGTAGACGTGAGTGGCGATGGCCGCTCGGTGTCCTACGAAGAGACGGCAGACACCTTGGACGACACGGTTTACGGCGCTGACAACCGCACCAAGTTGGCAAGCCTTCTCGACGGTACCGGGAGCCTCGAAGCTCTCGACGTTACCGGGACATGGGCGGCAGCGTGGCAGGGTCTCGCACCCGGCAGCACTGGCACCATGGACATTTACCCCGAGGGCAACACCTCAGGGCAGAGGAAGGTCTCATTCGTCGCCATCATCAAGAGCCGTTCGCTCGCGATGCCGTACGACGATCTCGCTACCTTGTCGGTCTCGTTTGAGATCAGCGGCGCAGTGTCAGAAACGACCGTCTAACGAAACACGGAGGTAAGACTTAATGGGTGCGACCACCACCATTCAAACCGTCACGCTCGCCAAGGGCGAGGCAACGTACGAGTCCGACATGCCTATGAAGCATCTAAACCGGATCATGCGCGCAGCGCGCGAGGACAATCTGGACGAGTTGATCGAAGGCCTCGCGGCGTTTACGCTCTCGTGGCCCTACGACGACTCCGCAGGCGAGCCGTCAGATCCCGAGGCATGGGGCGAACTCCCCCGCACGAAGTTCAACGAGCTAACCAAGGCGATCCTCGCTGACCTCGGAGCACTGGGAAACGAATAGGTCGGGAATACCTCGCTTTCAAGTATGGCGGCGAGTCTCCACCCGACGAGTACGTGCGACTCATGGTATGCGAACGCATGCACTGGACGTTCGCCTACTACGACACGCTCACGGCTCCCGAGGTGCTCACGATGCTGGAGCTTTGGAAGCTAGAGGAGAATGCAGGCGCCACCTCGGGATAACCCCCGAGGTGGAGCTAGTAATGGATCACACACGCAGGTAAGACCGGAGGGCAAGGCCGCATGTCAGAAGTCATCGCAGACGAGCTACTACTCGTAGTTAAGTCCGACGTGACAAAGGCAATCTCAGGGCTTCAGAAGGTCGGGGACAAGGCCGAGAACTCGATGCGCCGCGTTGGCGGGGCAGCCACGAAAGCGGGCATGGCCCTTACCGCTGGCCTCACCCTTCCCATTGCCGCGGCGGCCGTCGCAGTATTCAAACTCGGCATGGACGCCGAGAGCGCATTCGCTCGACTCGAAGCTAACGCCGGGGTTCCCCGCGCCGTCCTAGACGAGATCTCGGGCGACCTCTTCGACATAGCCTCCACGATGGGCGTCGATCTCCCCACCGCAGCCGACGCGTTCTTTATGCTCTGGTCTGGCGGAATGACCGACGTAGAGAAGACCCTCGAATCAACTCAAGCCGTCCTCAAGGGAGTGAACGCGAACTTGGGCGAGTCGGGCGACATTGCCCAGCTAGTGGCCGTCGCCTACGCCAACATGGGCAACACCGGAGCGGAGACCCTCGACGTTCTGACCGCAGCGGCAGGCGCCGCGGTGGTCGGCCCCGACGAGATGGGCAAGGCCTTCATGCGCGTACTTGGCCCGGCAGGTTTGGTCGGGCAGTCGTTCGATGACATGGCGACCGATATGGTCGTGCTCACCAACGCGTCCGGTAACGCCAACGTAGCGGCAACCGGCCTCAAGGGGATCTTCGAGCAGATGCTCGCTCCCGCCGACGCAGCTAACAAGGCCATGGCAGGTATCGGTCTGACCTCGCAGGAAGTCAAAGACATGGTAGGCGACAAGGGGCTGAAGGGCACCCTCGAAGACCTCAAGGTGCAGTTCAATGACATGGGCATGTCAGATGAGGAATGGATCAAGGCGATGTTCCCCGAGAAGTCGGCCATCATCGCGGCGCAGATCCTCCTCGCTACGGACATGGAGGGGAT